ATCCTGATTATTGACGATCCGCACTCCGAACAAGAAGCGGCGCTCAACGATCCGTCGATTTACGACAAAACCTACGAGTGGTACACCTCTGGACCACGGCAGAGGCTGCAACCGGGCGGTAGTATCTGCGTTGTAATGACTAGATGGTCCAAAAAAGACCTGACTGGCCAGATTTTAAAGTCATCAATCCAGCGTGGCGGCTCTGATGAGTGGGAAGTCATAGAACTTCCTGCAATCCTGCCCAGCGGTAAGCCCTTGTGGCCCGGATTTTGGCCCATTGATCAGTTGGAGGCACTAAAGTCAGAGCTTCCGGTGCCGAAGTGGTCTGCACAGTACCAACAAGACCCCACATCAGAGGAAGGAGCGCTGATCAAGCGCGAATGGTGGAAAGAGTGGGACAAAAAATCTCCACCACGCTGTGAGTTTGTGATTCAGTCGTGGGATACAGCGTTCCTTGCCAAGGAAACCGCAGATTACAGCGCCTGCACAACATGGGGCGTGTTCTACGACGAAGATGGGAACTCAAACATAATTTTACTGGACGCATTGCAGGAACGTTTGGAGTTTCCAGATCTGAAAGCGCGTGCCTTTGATATGTACAAGGAGTTCGAGCCAGATGCGTTTATTGTTGAAGCCAAGGCGTCTGGTTCACCCTTGATCTTTGAGTTACGCAGGATGGGCATTCCTGTAAATGAGTACACACCTAGTCGCGGAAAGGACAAAGTTGCTCGCGTAAACGCAGTCTCTGACCTATTTTCATCAGGATTGGTTTGGGCACCCAAAACACGCTGGGCAGACGAAGTCATTGAGCAATTCGCTGCCTTTCCTGCTGGAGACCACGACGACTTGGTGGACTCGGGCACGCAGGCGTTACTCCGGTTTCGTCAGGGTGGCTTTATTTCAATTGAGAGCGACGAAAAAGAAGAAGAGTTTTATCGACAGCGTAGGGCAGCGTATTACTAATGGACGAAGAAAGCTTTCTTGATCGGATAGACAGACTTCTGTCGCCGGAAACTCCAGCAGAGATGGGTGCCACCTTTGCTGCTGAGAGTACTCCGTACTTGGGAACAGGTATGGATATCGGAAACTTTCTTATGGGCCTACGCAACAGAGATGCCCCAAGGGCTGGGATTAGCGCCCTTGCTGCACTCCTGCCGTTCGTTGGGGCCGGTACGCTTAGGAAGGTTGGTGGGGCTGTATCTGACAAGCTAAGCAAGCCAAAGGCAAAATTTCTTGGTGTGCAACCCATAGACGAAATAGTTCACCAAAGATTTCCCATGACAGATCCCGGTCGATTGCTTGATGAAAGTGATAGGATGCGAAGGGCGCGTTACTATCCTATTGGTGGCATGACACAAGTTAGAGCAGCAATAGAGCCCCGTGAATTAGACTTTACAACACATTTGCATCCAGAGCTTATATTTGATTCCAGCCCATTAAGGCAGAGTTTAGAAAATATAAGCGCTCCTCACCAAGCTGTCTTAAGACAACTTGCGAAGAAACGTCAAGCAGAAACTGCGGGGCAGTTAGATTTGTTCCCAGAAGTAGATTTGTGGGCAGAAATTGCGGACCTTGACCAACCGGCTAAGAACAGGCTTGGTCGCAGCGGGATAAGAAGCTTAGGGCGAGCCGTAATAGAAGATTTTGAAAAAGCACACGCAGGAACAAAAAGGGTAGCAGGGTTTTCTGGCGTTAGAGAAACTGGTGTTCATGCGGATGATGTAGAAGACTATATAATGACACTGCCTCGTAGCTTTTTCTTTAAAAAGCCAAAGGCAAGTCGTAGAACCGATGCTTACATGAGAAGGGCCCTTGACCCTCCACTTGAGTCTCCTCAAATAAATATATCTCAACGCGATTTATTTTTGTCTGGAGCGCGGCAAGCGACTAATGATGAATTGCTTGAGTTTAGTAAAATATCACCAATACAACGTGCTGACCCTGAGCGTGCAATGCTTAGAGCGCAAAGGTGGGTTCAGGGCGTTATGAGCCCTGTCGTTGAGCATACCGGCGACTTGACCCACCGCCTCACAGATAAGTTTCGCCCTATCTTTTCTCCAAAGTCACCGCGAAACAGTTCTTACCTTACCAGAATAATGCATGCTGATGTTGCACCTAAAATAGACCATATGTTAAGGCGGTTAAATCATGCTTATGGGTTTGAAAAAGAATTTGCAGAAAATTTAGCAAATAACGCTAGTGTTAAGGGTATTCCGTTGGATCAATACAAAAAACAGGCTTACGCTGCTTTGCAAGAATACGCAGACGAGCACAAAAAAATTCCTGTTTTTAATGAATTGCAAAAACTTTCTAGGGATGCAGCAATAGCTGTTGGAGAAAGAAACTTTAATAAAGCAAGAAGATTGCTTGAGCGGTTAAAAGAAATTTCTGATAATGAGAAACTTTTTCTAAGAAAAATAACCGAGATCGGGTTTGATTGATGGACGAGGAATTTCTTGACCGAATAGATCGACTGCTAAACCCGGAGGGTGCCACTGAAACGGGAGCACTTCTTGGTGCAACAATGACTCCGGGCGTCAGTACTGGTATTGACGCGGCAGATCTTCTTATGGCTATTCGCAACAAGGAGCCGGGTCGAGGAGCGTTAGCACTAGCAGGAATGGTTTCACCTGTTTCGGGCGCTCAACTCAGAGCAGGCGGAAAAGGAATTCGTAGCCTTGTTGATGATTGGTACCACGGGTCTCCCAATTTGTTTGATAAGTTTGACATTGACAAGCTTACAGAGTTAGGCGCGGAACAAGCCAGAGGCCTTGGTCACTATATTACTGATGCAATTAGAAGAGGTGTAGGGTTTGCAAAAAAAGGTGCCAAGCTTGACCCAGATACGGGCTTGGCACTTCCAAGACTTGATGAAGCAGGAGAAGAGTTGCCGCTTGGGTACTTATACAAAGTTAAATTAAACGCGCCTGAAGCAGACTTTATAAGATACCACCAACACAGTCTTGAAGGTCAACCAAAAGCATATCAAGACTTGTATAAAGAGTTTATTGCAAACGAAAGGGACGAGGTGCAGAGCCTTTTTGACTTAGTAACAGACTTGGAGTCTGGGGGCACTTTTTTTGGGAACCGAGTTCCTCAACGTTCACGAGAAGGGTTTCAAAGGTTATTTGAAGAACATGGTTATACTGGTTCAAACATAGGTGGCCGAGGTGTGCTTGAAAGCATTTTGTATGACCAATACGACATTCCGGGCGCCTTAGTTAAAGATGTACTTATGGGCGACGAAAAAAATATTGTTGCCTATGGCGACGATGTGCTGGATATAATCAGTAGAAATCCTGTTTTTAGTGGAGGCATAAAAAGTTTGCGGAGTCGCTAACTAGATTACTGTAATGGACGAAGACGATTTTTTTGACCGGATAAACCGAATACTTAGGCCCGAAGGCGCCGCAGAGATGGGCGCGTTTCTTGGCGCGTCTATGCTTCCCGGCATAGGTGAAAGCATTGACGTTGCCGACATCCTTATGGGTCTACGGGAACGGGATGCTCAAAGAATAGGCTTCGGGGCACTAGGTCTAGCGTTGCCATTTGTTGCTGGTGGCACACTTAGGAGGATTGCAGGCGGTAGCGGCATGGATACGCCCCCTTCTACTGTGCCAAAGACACCACCAAAAGATGACTTACCGGACGGACCGTTTAGTGAAGAAGAGTTGCTGAGCATGACGGTTGCCGACTTCCCTGCGAAAGATCCCGGAGAAGTCCAGTACAAAACGGCTCGTAGACGCTTAGGAGAAAGAGAAAGAGAACTGCCCCTCATACTCCGAGCATTAGCAAGGTCAGACGACCCAAGCGTTCCAGAGCTTGAGCGCGAACACTTAGAAATGTTTTGGGATCCGACATTGGGAGACTATGACAGAAGTGCTCATATAGGAGCCTTTATGGATCAATGGGAGGAAAGTGGTCTTGTAGATTCAATTACAGACCTTGACTTTGAGGAAGCCTTGCAAGTTTTTCGGCACTTAAATGCTGTTGCTCGCGAAACAATTCCACAAAGAGTTGCAGACCTTCTTGAAAATCCTATAAAGACCTACGACTATGGCGCGGGGCGTCCCCAAAAAGTAGACCCAACCTTTAGTGGTCCTCGAAAGTTTAGAGTGTATCGGAGCGACGACAGACTGGACACTCCAGTTATTGGAACTTCGCCAATGAAAAGCATAGCAGATTTTTGGGCAAGGCGGGGAGGGACAACAGGGAAAGGATTGTACAAAGCCCGTAAACCCGGAATCCGTACATTTGAACTTGAGCCAGAAGATGTGGTTCTTGATTTGCCGGGATTTGCTGATGAAGTCGGAGCAACGTTAAGGTTTACAGGCGAGCAAGAGTTAATGGCGCTGCGTGATACTCTCGCTCGCAAAGAAATTATAGATTCAGATGATTTTGAGTTCTTGGAAGATTATTATTCTGCTATTGCAAGAATAGGAGCAGACGATCCTCCTGCGGCAGATCTTCGCCAACTAGGACGGCGCAAGGTTGTTCGAACACCAGACTCTCTTTTAAATGAGCCAAGATTATTAAAAGCTAGGCCAGCAAGAAAATTAGAACTAAAAATTATGTCACGGATGCGGGAGCCCGGACAAATTCCCGAGGGGGGCCTTGATATAGCTGGGGCGCCCTTTAGTGACGAGTTGCCGGTCAGGAATCCTCGTTATTTTGCAGACAATCCGTTTATTGCGGCTCCAGACTTAGACCTTGCTCTCGAAGGCACGGGTCTTCATCTCTTAATAACGGGTGCTGCTGACCTTACAAACAAAATGACAAAAAACCTTGACCCAGAGAGCCCTTTGTTTGTAGGCCTTAAATCAGCAGACGGGGCGGAGGACAATCTTAAGTTTACAAGAGAAGGGTTGCAGGCTTCAATTGACGACATGCTGAAGTATTTAGGTCAGGACGTAATGGCAGACAGGTACGATATAGGTAATGCTCAGAAAAGGTGGGCAAAAGGCCTTGCAGAGGGCACACATGCGCTCTCAAAAGATGAACGACAGTCACTTGACAAGGCAAAAAACTTTATAACTAAACATGCCGCAACCGACGATGAAGCATTTTCAATGAGGCTTTCTTTACAATTAAAAAGAATGAGTCATGCACATCAGGTTATTCCTGTCTACAATGAAATGCAAAAGCTTGGTAGAGAGGTTGCCGTAGCGGTCGGAGAAAGCGACTTTCTGCGTGCAAAAGAGTTGCTAAAAGAACTAAAGCTTATAGTTAATGACAAAGATTTATTTAAGCGAAAAATACTTGAGTTTGGTTTTCCAGACCCAGATCTTCCAGAAATAATACGGCGCCGCGTTGGCTACTAGGCAGATAAAATATGGCTATTGATAAAAGTTTAGAAGCAGTGATGGAGCTAATTAGTGCTTCTGGAAACTCAGATGAAATGGGTGTTGAGGTTGTGGACCCGTATGGGATGGAAACCAATGACGAAGTTATAGTCATTGAAGATGACGACGGCGGCGTAACAATTGACTTTGGCGGCACCGACACCCTTTTAGGTGGAATGGATGCGCCCTTTGATGCCAATCTTTCTGAGTACATGGAGGAAGATGATTTGATGCATTGTGCGTCAAAGCTTGTCGCTATGTACGAGGACGACAAATCAAGTCGTAAAGAATGGGAGGAGTCCTACAAAGAGGGGTTAGACTTGCTTGGGCTTGAGATGGAAGACCGGACGACACCATGGCCCGGTGCCTGCGGGGTCTTCCACCCGTTATTGTCCGAGTCGGTTGTTCGTTTTCAGGCACAAACCATTCAGGAAATTTTTCCTGCTCGCGGCCCGGTAAAAGCACGCATATGGGGCGTTACAACCCCTGATACAATCGCACAGGCAGAGCGCGTCAAGGAGTACATGAATTACCAACTCCTTGAAGTAATGACCGAGTATCGCGCAGAAACAGAAAAGCTTTTGTTTAGCCTGCCGCTTTCCGGCGCCGCATTCAGAAAAATTTACTATGACCCAACCATGGACCGTCCGTGCTCCATGTTTGTGCCAGCAGAAGACTTTGTTATTTCGTACGACGAAAGCTCGTTAGACAGTGCGGAACGTTACACACATGTAATGACCAGAAGCTCGAATCATATTCGCAAACTTCAGGTCAGTGGCTTTTATCGTGACGTTGACCTTGGCGATCCAGAGCACTCGGTAGACGTAATAAAAGACAAGTACGATGAAATATCTGGTGTGTCGTTTTCCGGGCAGGAAGATGACCGCCACCAACTCCTTGAAATGCATGTTGATTACGATCTACCCGGTTTTGAGTCACCGGATGGAATTGCCCTGCCCTATGTAATTACAATTGATAAATCAACAAATAAAATTCTTTCTATTTATCGCAACTGGGACGAAGACGATCCTATGCGAAAGAAGATTCATCATTTTGTTGACTATGGATATGTGCCCGGAATTGGGTTCTATAACCTTGGTCTAATTCACATGATTGGTGGGTTAGCGAAATCAGCTACTAGCTTACTTCGTCAACTGGTTGATGCAGGAACATTGTCAAACTTGCCGGGCGGATTGAAGACCCGTGGCCTGCGTATTAAGGGTGACGACACACCAATTATGCCCGGAGAGTTTAGGGACGTAGATGTGCCCGGCGGTGTCATTCGCGACAACATTACATTCTTGCCATACAAAGAACCTTCGGGTGTTTTATACAACCTGCTTGGTAACATTGTAGAAGAGGGTCGCAGGTTTGCGTCAATGGCTGACGTAAAGATTGACGACATGAGGCAGGACGCACCTGTAGGAACCACGCTTGCTATCCTTGAACGTGCAATGAAAGTGCAGTCAGCTATTCAAGCGCGGGTTCACGCAAGCCTTAAGAAAGAATTTAAAATTCTTGCACGAATTATTAAAAAATACACTTCGCCTGCATATCCATACGAAACAGAAGAAGGCGAAAATATTAAGGTCGAAGACTTTGATAATCGTGTAGACATTATTCCGGTTTCGGACCCGAACGCATCGACATTGTCGCAGCGCATTATGCAGTATCAAGCAGCCTTACAGCTTGCAGCGCAGTCGCCAGACCTGTATGACATGCCATTACTGCACAGGCAAATGATGGAACTAATCGGCATACCAAATGCAGATAAAATTGTGCCGAACCCAGAGGATATTAAGCCTGAAGATCCTGTCTCTGAAAACCAGAACATGCTCACGCTTAAGCCTGTTAAGGCGTTCGAGTATCAAGATCATACGGCGCACATTCGAGTTCACATGGTGCTAAGGAATGACCCACAAGTTGCTCAAGACACACAGAACTCCCCAATGGGCGGCGCTGTAATGGCTGCCATTGATGCACACATTAGGGAGCATCTTGGGTTCCAGTTAAGGGATCAGATTGAACAAGAGCTTGGGGTGCCGCTTCCGCCAATGGGCGATCCGCTACCAGCAGACATTGAAAAGCGCTTAAGCGTGCTTGTTGCCGACGCCGCAGACCAGCTACTCGGGAAGAAGCAACAGCAAGCACAGGCAGAACAGCAGGCTCAGCAGCAACAAGATCCGGTCATCCAACAACGTGAGCGTGAGCTTGCAATCCGCGAGCAAGACGTACAGCGGAAAGCGCAAGCAGACGCTGCGAAGATGGGCCTTGAACAACAAAAGCTTGCTGCAAAACAACAGAAGGATGCCGTAGATGCCCAGATTGCAATGGAAAAAATCCAGACCGATAAGATGGTAGACATGGCAGAGCTTTCACTTGAGGAAGCAGAACTGCAAGCAAAGACAAGCATTGAACAAGACAAACTTGAAGCAGAAGGTTACAAGTACGCAATGGATCAACTAAAAGGAGAGTAACTAGTGGCCGACAGTGTTCTTGGCTCGCTAAGAAAAAAACTTAGAAAACAAATGAACGATCTTGCCGACGCAATGTCGGTTGGCTCATGCACTGATTACGAGCAGTACCGACAGATGGTAGGAATGATTGAGGGCCTAGCTTGGGCGGAAAGGGAAATCCTTGATCTTGAAGAAAAAATGAATGACCCAAACGCAAAGTGGGATTAATGCCTGCAAAAAAACCAACGCGAAAGCGTAAGACAAAGTCACGGGTAAACGAAGCCGGTAACTACACTAAGCCTACGATGAGGAAGCGGCTTTTTAACAAAATTAAAGCGGGCACCAAGGGCGGAAAGGCTGGTCAGTGGTCTGCCCGAAAAGCGCAAATGCTTGCTAAAGAATACAAGGCTAAGGGCGGGGGCTACAGAAATTAAATGGCTAAGAAAAAAAGCCAAACAAGCCTAGACCGCTGGACTAAACAAAAGTGGCGGACCAAAAGCGGTAAGCCTAGCGCAAAAACTGGAGAACGTTATTTGCCCGAAGGCGCTATTATGGCTTTGTCTGCTGAAGAGTACAATAGGACAAGCGCTAAAAAACGCGAAGACACAAAAAAAGGAAAACAGTTTTCAAAGCAACCAAAAAGTATTGCAAAAAAAACTAAGAGGCATAGATAAAATGGCTAAGGGCGTAAACCATTACTTAAAGGACGGCACCGTGTGGCGCAAAGGAATGCACAAAATGCCAAACGGTCACTTGCATACAAACAAGACCCACACAAAAACAAGCCAGCGCTTGTTCCACTTTGGTGAGTTAAGTGACAAGGCAAAGGTTAAAGCTAGGTCTTCGAGGAAAAAAAATGCCTAAGTATTGATTTTATTTTTTTTATATATTTATTTGTTGTTGCAGGACGCATCGCTAGTTCGTAGCGCACTTACAATACGGAGGTCTTAATGACCACGCTTCAGGCCGAAGAGGCCACAGACACTGAGAGTGTCGAAGCTGAAGACGCACCGCAAAGGAAAGCGTCACAGCTACCTGAGCCGAAAGGCTACAAAATGCTTATTGCCCTTCCAGAGGTAGATGAAAAGACGGAAGGCGGCATTATTAAATCAGCCAAATATCAACACGAAGAAACTATCGCAACTGTTGTAGGCTGGGTTATGAGCATGGGGCCAGACGCTTATTCTGACCCAAATCGCTTTCCTAACGGGCCATACTGTCAAGTTGGTGACTGGGTGGTGTTCCGCGCATTTAGCGGCACTCGCCTAAAGATCCATGGCAAAGAGTTCCGCATTATAAATGACGACACCGTTGAGGCGGTAGTCGAAGATCCGCGTGGCATTGAAAGGGCGTAACGATGACAACTAAAGAAGAAGCATTTTTTGGCGTCAAGAATACTGTAGAAGATCCTGCTGATATGGTTCAAGATGAAGATAATCTTGCAGTCGAGGTGGTAGATGACACCCCTGAAGAAGATCGGCCATATGTAAACGCAGAAACAAATACAGAAAATGATTCTGAAAGCAGCGAAGGCGACGAAAAAGAAATCACCAAGGTTGGGCGCCGCGCACAGGATCGGATTAAAAAGTTAAAATGGGAATACCACGAAGAGCGCCGCGCAAAAGAACAAGCTGAACGCATGTCAGAGGAGGCTATTCGGGCAACCCAACAGTTGCATACAGAAAACCAACGCTTGCTAGAGCTTGTAAAAAGATCACAGTCCGCCCTTGATACACAGGCAGAGGGTCGAGCTAAAGCAGCAGTGTCTATGGCTGAAGATATGCTTCGGCGTGCAAATGAGTTAGGCGATACTGAAGCAATTGCAACCGCGCAGAAAAACTTAATTGAAGCAAAAATGATTGAGTCAAATCATGGTAATGTTTCAAGCGCTGTTGTAAACGATTGGAAGTCTGCGGTCATGCAGCAACAACGACAGATGGATGCCCAAGCTCAAGCGTATCAACAACAGTATGCTGAGCAGTACGCTGAGGACCAGCAAGTGCCTCAACCTGACCCCAAGGCTATTGAGTGGCAGCAAAGCAATGAGTGGTTTGGAAATGACTACGAAATGACAAGCTTTGCGTATGGAGTACACGATAAAATCGTTAGTGAAGGTATTGACCCAGATACAGACGAATATTATCAATTAATTGATTCGAGGGTTAGAGAAGTATTTCCCTCTTATTTCAACGAAGGTGAAGGCGCCGACGTTGCACAACGCCAAAAGGCAAAATCCGTAGTAGCTCCAGCTAAGAGAGGTTCTGGTGGAGGAGCACCACGCACAGTGAAGCTGACGCAAACCCAAGTTCGCATCGCGAAGCGTCTTGGTCTCAGTCCGCAGCAGTATGCGGCACAGCTAGTCAAGGAGAGTTGACATGAGTAAGGATCGCGCACCAAGAGAAAAAAGTGGGATCGACACTCGCGAAAGCGGTGAGCGCCAAAAGAACTGGGAGCCAGCTTCCATTCTACCAGATCCCGAACCGCAGGACGGTTGGGTTTTTCGTTGGGTAAGGACAGCCATGGTTGGACAAGTGGACAATACCAACGCATCTAAACGGTTCCGTGAAGGATGGGAACCAGTGCGAGCAGAAGATCATCCCGAGTTACAAATTATGAGCGATCACGGCTCTGAATGGGCAGCAAAAGGCGGCATCGAAGTCGGTGGCTTGCTTCTTTGCAAAGCGCCTGAAGAGTTTGTGCAACAACGGCAAGAGTATTACGCCAAACGCGCTCGGGACCAGATGCAAGCAGTAGACAATAATTTCATGCGTGAAAACGATCCTCGGATGCCGCTTTTCGCGCCCGAACGTAAAACCACTGTGACCACCGGGGGCGGCAACTCTTAAGGTTGTATCCTGATTGGTCGCAAACAACTTAGGTAATAATTCAAATGGCAACTTCAGCGACACCTTATGGTGCGCGGCCTATCGGTACCCTTAGCGCTTCTGGCTCATATACGGCCAAGATTCGGCAACTGCCGATTGCTAGTGGGTACGGTACCGCCATCTTTAATGGTGATTTCGTAAAGATTGTTGCAGACGGTGACATTGAGAAGGATACTGGCACCACTGCGCTAACAACTTGCGGAATCTTTGTGGGTTGCTCATACACGCCAAGCACGACCAATCAGAAGACCTTTAATACGCAGTGGCCTGCGTCCACGGTCGCCTCTGATGCGATGGCTTACGTTATTGACGACCCATTTGTTGTATTTCAAATGCAGGCTGATGAAGCACTGAACACTACAGATCGCGGTCTTAATGCGTCTGTTGTTCAAACCGCTGGTAGCACGGCAATCGGCAAGTCCAAGAATGCTTTGGACGGCGACACGCCCGCAACCACGAACACGCTTCCTCTTCGGATTCTCGACTTTGTTGACGGACCGGACAGCCTTGCCCCTGTTGGCACAACTGCAAGTGATGCCTACCCCGACGTTATCGTGAAGTTTAACGCAGCGTCGAGTGGCTCAGCCTCCAATCACCAGTACCTCAACGCCACTGGCTTGTAAGGAGATTGATCAATGGCTATTTCACGCGCACAACTTCTTAAGGAACTACTACCGGGACTTAACGCTTTGTTTGGTCTTGAGTATGCCGGTTACGACAACGAGCATGCCGAGATCTATGAAACGGAAAACTCGGATCGTTCCTTTGAAGAAGAAGTAAAGCTTTCGGGCTTTGGCTCTGCCCCGGTTAAGCCGGAAGGCAGCGGCATTTCTTATGATGCAGCACAAGAATCGTTCACGGCGCGGTACAACCATGAAACGATTGCTATGGGCTTTTCGATTACCGAAGAGGCCATGGAGGACAACCTGTATGACTCTCTGTCTGCTCGTTACACCAAGGCGCTTGCACGAGGCATGGCGTACACGAAGCAGGTTAAAGCAGTGGTCCCGCTTAACAATGGATTCACTAACGCTTATCAGAGTGGCGACGGCGTTAACCTCTTCACTGCGTCGAGCGATGGCGTCACAGGTGGTGACGGTCACCCGCTCGTTAGCGGTGGTAAAAACTCCAACCGTCCGGCAACGGCGGTTGACCTCAA